TACTTTTTTCTCCATGTCTTCCATGTATTGCAATACTTTCCTAGTGTTTCGATCCATTTCTAATTATTTTCTCCACATCTTCGGTTAACTTTTCAGTTCTTTTCTTCAAAAATTCTATATTAACTGCATTGTTTCTCATACTTTTAAGTTCTGCTTCTACGTCTTCCAGTAAACCACTAACGTGTTCTACTATCATAAAAAGCTCTGCCTCTCCCGCTGATTGACCCAACTCACCTCTTGGATATTTAATTCTAAACTCTGAGTTTTGATCTAAATCTTTTTGCATCAACTCTATCTTTGTTGAGTGCTGGTTTAATTTTTCGTGAATGCCAAAATAAGCCCAGGTTCCGATTGCGATTATTGCGATCAGACTGGCAACCGTCTTCATCGGCATTTGCACGGCAGCTGATTCTGAAATTTTAAGCGCCATAATTAGAAGGTCCTCCAAAGATTCCCAACAAAATAATTAATATTATAAGCGTTATAGTCATATAATAATTCATTACTATCTCCCATTAACATTTACACTCCTCACAGGTGCAAAGACCATATTCATCAGCATGTAATCCATCATTACAATGACACTCATGATGACAATTTTTACAGGTCTTCATCTCTGTATCCTGTTCCTTCTTTTCTGTTTTTCCATCTTTTATTCCAGGCATATACACTCATCCAAATTCCAAACGATTCCATCCACGACAAAGGTAAATCTATCGCTCTTTTTATAAATCTTCTTATATCACTTATCGCGTCAGGTATCGTTTTCATAAGTACCGGGTGATGTCAGTCTCCCGTCATCACCCTATCTTACACGCGTGTTAAGAATTTTTCAATTAGTTTTGCCAAAATTTTGAGACAATTGATTCCCAAATAGCTTTTATTTTATTCCAAATTTTTTTAATCATGCTTACTTTTTCCTCTTTTAATTGTTTAAAGCTCATGTTTTTTTTCCTCTATTTCGTAGAAGAACTTGTCAGTATCTTCTGTTTTCCATTTACCTGTATCTTCAACATTCCATTCATTTGTTTGCACTTTCCATTTTGGAATCTCATCTTTTACTGTGAAAGAAGGTAAATCCCATATGCATCTGTTGTTTGGTTGTGCTGCAAAATTGCCATCATCAAGAGCAATTATGTGTGCGCACTTATGTTCGTGCGGTATCTCTGAATGGTCAGGGTCTATTATATTAGTCTCAGGGTGAGCAAAGTCAACCGTAAATAAATATCTACCATGGTGCCATTTTTTATCTTTGCCAATGTACTTACCAGAAGCTGCGCTTAAAATAGACCAATGAGTGACAGCAGGATAATAAGAAAAAGAATTCCAAAGCTCCAATTCATCAAGTCGTCTTCTGGGCACGCTGGCTGGGTCAAATCCCTGTTGAATAAACGCGCTAATTGGTAAGCGATAAAATATTGCACCATTACCCATAAGAGCATGAAATAATATAGCCCTTCCACCCATACACGATATGCCAAAGATAATGCAATCCTCAACTTCGCCATGATGTTTTTTAAGATCATAAAGATACTCTCTTCTTATTTGAGCGTATTGTACAGGTATGTTTGCGTTCAAGTATGCCATTATTTAATTTCACCCCAGTTTTCTCCCTTCTCGTAGTCGACCTTGTTAGGGACTTGTAATTCAACTGCGGCCTCCATAATTTTTATTATCTCTTCCGCCTTAACATCAGACTCAACAGAAATATCAACTTCATCATGAATCTGTATGTGTGGTATTATACCATTCTCATAGAGACATACCATAGATTTTTTTGTCATATCTGCGGCACTTCCTTGTATTAATTTGTTCAAAGCTTTGTAGGTAAATGCACGTTTTAATGGCTCATCATATTCTTTTCTTGCTTGTTCCAGGGGTAGCGGCTTAAAAACCCCAAATTGAACAGGCTGCCATAAATCAAAATGACATGCTCGACCCAGTAATGTTCTTATCTTACCCCTATCATTTGCTTTACGGGATACATTGTCCATAAGTTTTTTTACAAAAGGTGCTCTGTTGTGATATTGTCTGATTAGTTTCTCTGCAGACTCTTTCATTAATCCTAGTTCTGCCATCAATTTATTTTTACCCATTCCATACATTAGACCTAAATTAATCGTCTTGGCTTGCTTTCTTTTTATGCCTGCCATATCGGCCACGACTTGGTGGAAATCAGCGTCTCCGGCCTTGTATGCGCCTACAATTTCATCAACTCCCTCTAAATTTTGCAGTTTTGCGTAATGCACTAAAATTCTGGGCTCTTGTTGTGAGTAGTCAAAACTACCCCAAACATGTTTTTCTTCTGGTATGAAAATAGATCTAATCATAGGACCAAGTTCAGGATGTCTGGCAGGTATTTGTTGTAGATTTGGATTAGACATACTAAATCTTCCTGTAACTGTGCCGCCCTGGTCTGATCTAATTTGATTTATATCTGCGTGTATTCTACCTTTGTGTTCATGTTTCGTTATTGAATCTATAAATGTAGTGTGAGCTTTATTTAATTCTCTTGCTTCTGCAATAGATCTTGCTAATTCATGTGGATGGTTCTGTAAAAAGTTTTTTGTAAAACTTGGTTCTTTACTTTTTTCTGTTCTATCATAAGGAAGTTTAAGTTTATCAAAGGCTTTTGCTATCGATCTGGCTGCCATAATTTCTACGTCAACACCAGTCATTTTTTTTATATTTTGTATAATTTTTTCTTCCCTTTTAATTAAATTTTGTTTAATATTTTGTGCTTTTTCTAAATCAACTCTCACTCCTTTGAACCTCATATCAACAAGACAAGGAAATAATCTTGTTTCTAAATTAAAAATATCCATTAACTCTTGATTATATAATTCTACTCTCAATCTTTGCCAAAGTTTTAGTGTTGCCTCTGCATCCCTCTCTGCATATTGACCTACAAACATTGGAGGCAATCTCCACATATCTGCCTTTGGATCTAATCCATATTCTTTTGCAGCTTCTATTAAAATTTTTTCATCTTTACCAATACCAACATAATGTTTTGATAACGTATTTAACTGATAAGATAATCTGTTTTCATCAATTAAGGACGCTGCTATCATAGTGTCCATTATGGGTCCTTTTATGGTAAGCCCTGCTGACCTTAACCAGCAAATATCATACATAGCATTGTGAAAAATAAAGGTCGTATCTTGTTGATTAAACAGATCTTTTAGCCACCCAAACACCAAATTTTTATCCATATTACCACCTTGCTCATGATGCACCGGATAATAGCCTGACCAGCCTTCTACGGCCACCGCAACGCCAGCAATGTGCCCTTTTCCTGTCACATTACCAGATCCTAGGTCTTTCAGGTGAGGGTCATTAGTTTCTAAGTCTATCGCTATTTCTTTGGCACCACGCAGATCTTTTAGTTCATCTGGCATGACCCATTCTGTTTCAGGGGTAAATAGAGGTATTTGTGTGCTTCTCACTTGTAGTCTCTCTCCTTCACCATCTCAAGATAGTGTATTGCTTTATCTATATCTTGTATGCCTCCCTTTTGAGAGTGCCTACATATATACTTTATAGCGTTGCCCTCCGCAAAAAGCAACTTGTTTTTGTTTATAAATTCTGCTGGCTGAATCTCAAAATATAAGTAATGGGATCCTCCAACTTGTTTTAACATTGGGTTTTCTTTCTCTGGTGTATCGTCTGACATTCTATTTTTTTTCATAATGATTTATTACCTTTCTTAGTTTTTCTTTTTTTGTTATTGAATATGGCTCCAGACATTTCGCAACTTCATAAGCATCTCTATGTGTGCATTGCCATCTATGCTGTCCATAATTTTGGTGGGGATAGGGAGGTCTATAATCTCTACTTCCACATCCTAAAGTTTCTGCCACAAAATCTATTGTATCTTTATCTATCATATTTATTTCAATTCTAATTTGCCAATAAAGATAAGACCTAGGTTTTCCTTTTCTGTGTTCTCTTCTTTGTTTGTAAGTGACACACCCTTCACCATCAAACAATCCTGCTAAATAAATTATTTTGTCTCTCATAAAATGTAAGCTCGATCAAAGTTCTTTGGATCTAACACATGTAATTCACGCTTCGCTCTCGTCGCTCCAGTATAAAATAATCTATGTAATTCATCTGGATCATGACTCATCGTTTCCAACGCTGCATTTGTAAGATCCTGCATAAGCAGAAC